CCATTCTCAATTTCCGGCGCAGCCACAGCATTATCGGTTCCTTCGGTGGCATTCGGTTGTTGGGTTTACGGCCATATTCAATTACTTCTGCATATTCAAGAGGGCTACCCACCTTTCCGACAACCTCTTGGTTCCTCCGGGTTATTTCTCCAAATATCGACCCTCGCAAACCTGACGCACCTCCTACCCCAACAGGTGTTCGTTTTTTTACCGCGCCTTCCATTCGGGAAACAATAATTTTCAGTGCATCAACAATCGCCTCTTCGGACTCAATTGGATAGCGCCTTTGGAGACGTTGCAGGTCTTCAATTTCCGTGGAATATTCAATTTCCATTTTTCTTTTTTCCTGATTCAACACCGTCACGAATGAAAATCGCCAGTATTGCAGGTATCGCAATTTTTGCCGCTTCAATCCACGGCAGCGTACCGGTTACAACTCCGCCAACGGCTCCAATTACAGTGGCGATACCAGTCCAGAACGTTTTGCTTTTGAATAACTCTTTGTTAATCATCGTCTTCTCCTTTTAGGAATACGTTATTTTATATCTGACGGTCTTTGAGCTTCCGAGTCGGTTTTTCAGGACGACCCCGGTTCCACCGTCATAAACGCAAAAATACCCGTCAGCGTCCGCATTGTTTACGTTTCCATATGAAAAATCAATCAGCGTGACAGTACCATCGCTTTTAAACACAAATCGGACAAATGCATCCATGTCCCCGGCCATGGCCTCACCCCAACCGGAAACCCCTGTGTCTAATGTGATAGTCCCTTCGTCTGCGACCGTTTCTGATCCTGCGAATGTTGTAATATATCCCATAACCCCTCATGCCTTCGGTGATACCTGAATAAACATTGATTGTTCGCCAAACCGTACTTTACCGTCCAGCAAAAATTTCCGACCATATATTACATATTGGCCATAGTCTGAAATTTCAACCGTGGTCGATGTTTTCCATTTTACACCCCCGGCTGACAAATATACGTCACCTCCAGACCCGTCTCCGCCGCCGCCACCAGATAGCCATATTTTGGTAGCGGTAAGTGCAAATGCAACAATTTCAACATTAGAACCTGGCGCGGTTTCGGTTAGCGCTCCCGGGGTGGTGGCACTTAGATACAGGCTAGCCCCGGGCGTCCATGACCAGGACGCATTTTCCATAAGACCAGCTGTTTGCAACCTAAGGGTGTTTCCGGAGGTTGCCGCCTCGTAAGCGAGTCCCCTAACAGGCTGTGAACTGCCATCAGCCTGCGCTAGTGCGATACTTCCGGAGCCGTTTACATAACAGGCTTCATATTGATCGATATCCTCAGCGGCTGTAGTTAACGGGAGTAACACCGGCAACAGGTCGTCTATTTTTTCGATATTCGTGTCCAGAATAGCATTCAGCTCAGTGGTCGAATAGGAATGCTTTTCAAAATCGTATCTATCTGTTGTTGCCATGTATCTTGTTTCCCTACCTGTTTGACCCTGGGTGTGTTAGCCGTCCGTGTCCTGTTGGGTACGGCAAGTCCAAGTCTTTTGTTGCCACTGCCGCTTGTGGCCTTCCGTCCTCGGATATGCCGATATAATTATAATATTCCCGACAAAAGTCTTTTGCCATGTCCCGGTAGTTTTGCGCCTTATTGGAATGCTGCACTGAATCGGCATCAATGGTGCTGTCCTGATCGAGACTATAGGCCGATGCCAATAATCGGCAAAACATACAGGCACATAAAGACATGAATGCCTCATCGTCCTCATCATTCACTGTGCTATCCGTGCCGTGCGACACGGTATGCATAGCTGTGTATGTGATCCGCATTGATTCCGTTGTCGCAGGCTCGTCTGTTAGAAAATATAAGTATTTCCCCCCTGGCCGCTGATAAACCGCCCATTCAGTAGATGGATCAAGGACTTCAGGGTCTTCGTCCGTATCGTCTACAGGATATTCGACCTTCAGCACCTGGCTAAATGTTTCGCTCCAATATGTCAGACCGGAAAGAGCGTAATAAAATGCTCCTGTGCCAACCATGTCCTCGACCACTTCTCGAGGCTTGCTTTTACTGTGCCGATAAATTGCCTGATTTACTGCTCTTGTTTTGATTCGATCCAGGCGATCTTCATCAATATTGTGAGTTCCGGGAACCATGTCCTCAATCGTACCTATGTATCCAGACAAATCGGTCATAGCCTATCCTTGATTTGAGTGTGTGCCAGGGGCAGGAGGCGAGAGAAACCCCTGGCACACGTTGGGCGTTGGGCGAGAAAACAAATCATGCACCGCCGTCCGTCCATGTCCCGGTTGAGATACACGACCAGTCATATGCGGAAGCGCCCGACTGAAACGACCAGCAATCAAGCTGTTCTCCGACAACAGAAGAGGCTCCATTGTTGGAAACCTTGTCTGCGTCATCGAGGGCTGAACCATCCAAAACGATCTTATCGCTTGTATCGGCTTTAATATGGCTCGTCTGTCCGGCAGTTCCCAAAATATACGTAAAATGCATCCCTACCGCAGCAGTCGGCAGGGTCAGGGTGCTTTCCGAGCTTTGACCGTAATTATTGATAACTGTGTTTTTCACTTCAGCGGCGGTCAGCGTTGCGGTGGAGGCTTTTACGATGTTCTCGCAAACATCAACCGTTCCTGATCCATCCGGAATCGTAACCGTGTTATCGGCTGTCGGATCGGTAACTGTTATCGTAGTTTCGTATGCATCTGCTGACGCACCCTCGAAAACGAGGGACACGTCGTCGGTTCCCGCGTTGTCAAAAACCCGCAGATACCCGCCCGTGTTTGGCACCGTAACAGTGTTGTCGGCTGTGGGATCCGTAATCGCAATGGTGGTCTCATATGCATCTGCACTTGCGCCCTCAAAAATCAGGTTTTGATCTTCTGTGGGTTGGTTTTCCAGCACAATGATATAGCCGCCATCGTTCGGCAAAGTGATCGTATTGTCAGCTGTGGGGTCCTCAATCGAAAGCGTGGTCTCGTATGCGTCAGCGGACGCGCCCTCGAATTCCAGCGGGCTTGCACCGGACACCGGATTCGAAAACGTGGCCGAACTGGCCTGCACGATATCACAATCAATCAGATATTGAGTGGAGGATATGGCAACACCAACCTGATAGTTGTTTCCACTTCCCGGTGCGCTTTGTGTAATTTCGCCTGCCGTGGCCGCCGACAAATAGGCGTAACCACCCTCAGACAATCCAGTCCACCCGGAAAACACACCGGAAATAACGACTTCCATCGAATTACCGTCTGTCCCGGCAGTTCCTGCTACTCCGATGGGCGGACGCAGTGAACTGTCATCAGCGTCGGCCTTATAGGCTTCCCCGTCGGTGTCCTTGATTGCGACGACCTCCCCGATGCTGATTGATTCACCGGCATCGACCGAAATTCGCTGAAAAACATAAACCTTGTCGTAAGCGAATGCGTCGCCCGTGAGGGTAGCCATCGCCACCATCATGGCAACAATCAGCCATGTCATTTTATTAATGTTCATTTTTTTTCTCCCGTAATTGTCGTTGTTGTTTTATTTTTTTTTATCATCAAATTACGTCACAACCGCTTTGTAGCCGCTTCGATAGTCAATAACAGCTCCGGCATATTCATGACGAATTTTGTAGCGAATCTTATCCGCCACGAACACCTGCTCGCTTTGCGGGCTGTCGGCTGTAAACATTTCCGGTTCCTGCCGACCATTCAGATAGCCCATTTCCACGATATCAATCACGTTGGGCGGCATGATCATTCCCCAGTCGTTGGCATCAGTCAAAATGGACACCTGCGCCCCTTCGATCTTGCCTTTCAGGGGATTCCGGGTCTTGTCGGTCAAGTCATTCGTGGTGTAGTAATGATCGTCGTTTACGATCTCTTCCCCGGTTTCCATCAAATCGATGGGAAATACCAGCGTGGGTTTTACCATTGGATCGTCCAGGAGGCCGATCCGTTTTCCGCTGTCTTTTTCGGTCATTTTGGCCAACGCTTTGTAGGCGGCAATGGCTGTGGAAAATGACAGTGCGGAGCTTCCGAGGTTTCCGTGGCTGCTGGAATGAAACCATGCAACTCCGTCACTGGCGGTTGCGTTGCCAGTGAATTTTGCCCACACATACTCCGCGTGGGTTCTCCTGGCGGCTCGGGCAAGACGGGATACCAGCCGCTGA